ATGTGCGGATCACCGGAGGTTCCACCCTGCTCTACACCGGCAACAACTATCAGCAGTCCTCGACTGCGACGGTTCGCCCCGGTCTGGGCTCGGGCCAGAACTTCTGGATGTACAACACCACGGATATGACTTCGGCCCCCTGGGACGGGTCGTACTTCACCGACGGTGGCGCGCTCGGCATGCGCCCCGGCGACGTGGTGTGCATCGTGCAGCACGGCACGACCGTGATGTCGTCCTACTACCTGCGCTTCGCGGTGGTGGGCTACGTCACCACGGCCGGTACGGCGATCCTGAGCACGCAGTCGCTCGTGTCCTGTTCGACGTAACGTAGTAGGCACCTGGCCGCCCCTTCGGGGGCGGTCCTCCTTCCACAACTGGAGACATCAATGCCCGAAGAAAAGAAGCGCTCGCCCATGATCGATCAGACTCGCATGCGGCTGGCCGAGTACGAACGGCAGGACTGGGTTGCCAACATCGAGTTCGGCACGCCCACCGATGCCTTGCTGGTTCCTGGTTTCTGGGCTCACATGGCCTCGTATCTGCGCCCCTACGATCATATCGAAGCCCGTTCCGACGACGGCACCTGGGTGGCCTACCTTATCGTCACCGGATGCGACCGAACTTGGGCTCGGGTCGTGATCGACCGCGTGGTCAACCTGACCACCCGCGACGTCGCCGAATCCCAAGCCGTTGCTCCGACCCACAAGGTCGAGTGGAAAGGCCCGCAGAACAAATTCACGGTGATCCGCATCGCGGACGCGGAGCCGATCAAGATCGGTTTCGCGACCAAGGATGAAGCGACCAACTGGATGCGCGAGCACGAGCGCGTGATCGGAGCCGCCCCGGCGTGACGACACGGGCCGACAGGCGGGGTGTGCTGCGGCGGGCCGTACTGACCCGGCAGGCCCAGCCTTTCGCCCTTGATCGGTACACGGTCGCAGCCCTGCCGCCCGCGTCCCAGTGGACCGGAGCCCAGGTCCACGTCTCGGACGAGACGGGCGGGGCCATTACGTGCTTCTCGGATGGCGTGAACTGGCGCCGGATCTCGGACCGGGTCGTGGCATCCGCGGCGGTTCCCACAGCCTTGTCGGCCACGGGTGCCACCGCCGGCAATTTGAACGCGGTCATCGGCCCGTACCTGAAGTCGACCGCCCGGGCGGTCGGAACATTTGTCGGGGCCGCTCGGGCGGCGGCCGCACTGTCCGCCTCGGGGGCGACCTCTGGAGCCCTCCAGACGCCGCCCAAGGTGCCGACAGACCTGGATGCGGACGCAGTAGCAACCGGAGCCATGCGCACCGCCACGCGCGTCTCCGTGGCTCTGGCGGCCACTGGCGCGGCGACGGGCACTTTGCGAGGTACGGCAGCATGACGATCAACCGACTGTCCTTGTACAACAACGCCCTGCTCATGGCTGGCGAGCGGGCGCTAGCGTCCCTGACGGAGGCTCGGGAGCCCCGCCGCTTGCTTGACCAAGTCTGGGATACGGGGGGCGTCAAGAAGTGCCTGGAGCAGGGGCAGTGGAAGTTCGCCATGCGCACGGCCGAGGTCGACTACGACCCGAACGTGTCACCGCCCTTTGGCAACGCCCGCGCGTTCAGCAAGCCCAGCGATTGGGTACTGACCTCTGCCGTGTGCCTGGACGCCTACTTTCGCCAGCCGTTGCTGAACTATACGGACGAGTCCGGCTACTGGTACGCGGACGTCGACACGATCTACGTTCGCTATGTATCGGACGACAACGCCTACGGCATGAACCTCGGCCTGTGGCCCGGGAGCTTTGAAGACTTCGTCGCCGCGTTCTTCGCGGAGCGAGTCGTGTTCAAACTTTCCACGTCCGAGGAAGCCCTGAGCAAGGCCGCCAAGCGGGTCGAGCGGCTGAAGAAGCTTGCATTGAGCCGGGACGCCATGGCCGACCCGTCCAAGGTCTTGCCCCCGGGGCGCTGGAACCGGGCTCGGTTGAGCAACTCGGCCAGGAACGATCTGGGCTACCGCACCGGGGACTTGTACTGATGGGGCAACTCACGTCCGTTCTGCTCGCCTTCAACCGGGGGATCGTCGACCGGCTGGGGCTTGCACGCGTGGACGTGAAGCGTCTTGCCATGAGCGCCGAGGAAATGTGGAACTTCATTCCTCGGGTGCTCGGCTCGATGTCCATTCGCCCCGGATGGAAGTACCTCGGGGCCACCCGGTCCAACCTTGCGGCCAAGTTCATCCCGTTCGTGTTCTCGACCACGGACACGCACCTGATCGAGATCACCAACAACACCATGCGCATCTGGTGGGCGGACGAACTTGTTTCCCGTGAAACAGTTGGCACCGGGCTCACCAATGGCGACTTCACCAGCGACATCAGTGGTTGGACCGACAACGATGAGGTGGGGGCCGCGTCCACTTGGCACGCGTCGGGTTACCTGCAACTGTTGGGTGACGGGACCAATGCAGCGATCGTCGACCAGGCAGTGACCGTCTCCGGTGGCGACTCGGGCGTGGAGCACGCGCTGCGGGTGGCCGTGGTTCGAGGTCCGGTCACTATCATGGTCGGCAGTGTGCAGGGCGGCGAGCAGTACGTGCGCGAGCTTTCTTTGGGCACGGGAACGCACTCACTGGCATTCACGCCGACGGGTACGTTCTACATCCGGCTGATGTCTCGCCTGTCGCGCCCGGTTCTGGTCAATTCGGTCAGCATCGAATCCGGGGGAGTCTTCAGCATCGATGCTCCCTGGGGGACTTCCGACCTGGACAATCTGCGCTGGGACCAGTCAGGAGACTATGTCTTCGTAGCCTGCGCCGACACCAAACCCCACATGATCCAGCGCTGGGACATCCACTCGTGGAGCGTTGTCGAGTACGAACCAGAAGACGGGCCGTTTCGCACGGAAAACACGACGACCAAGACCCTTACCCCGAGCGGTATCAACGGCTCGATCACGCTGACGGCAAGCGCCAATCTGTTCCGCACCACTCACGTCGGGGCGCTCTTTCGCCTCACTTCGGACGGCCAGACTGTGGCGAGCAACATCTCGGCCGCGGACACCTTCACCAACGCCATACGCATCACAGGCGTGGATTCGTCGCGGGTGTTCACGATCATCCTGGCCGGGACGTGGTCAGGCACGGTCACGCTGCAACGCTCCCTCGATTCCGACGAGGGGCCGTGGGAAGACGTGGCGTCTCCGACCTGGACCGGCAACACGACCGAGACCTACGACGATGGTCTGGACAATCAGATCGCGTGGTATCGGATCGGGTTCAAGACAGGCAACTACACGTCGGGCACGCTGACTGCCACGCTCGACTACGCCTTGGGTTCCACGTCCGGGGTCGTGCGAGTGACCGCGTTCACGGACGTGACCACAGTCTCGGCCGACGTGCTCAGTGACCTGGGCGGCACCGGAGCCACCGAGGTGTGGGCCGAAGGCGCATGGTCGGACTACCGAGGCTGGCCGAGCGCGGTTGCATTTCACGAGGGGCGGCTGTGGTGGGCGGGGCTCTCGAAGATATGGGGCAGCGTCACCGATGCCTTCGACTCGTTCGACCCGGACTACGAAGGTGATGCAGGGCCGATCTCGCGCACGCTGGGGGCGGGGCCGGTCGACCACATCAACTGGCTCGTGTCGTCCCAGCGGCTGCTCATCGGCGCGGATCTCAACGAGTACGCGGCCCGGTCGTCCTCTCTGGACGAGCCCTTGACGCCCACGCAGTTCAACGTCAAGGCCACCAGCGAACAGGGCTCCGCCTCGGTCATGCCGGCGCGCTTCGACTCGCGCGCGATCTTTGCGAACCGCACGGGCATGAAGGTCTACGAGAATGCCTTGGCGAACGGCACCTTGGAGTACGCAGCCAACGATCTATGCTCGCTTGTGCCCACGATCGGCGACCCTGGCATCGTGCGCCTTGCCGTGCAGCGCCAGCCAGATACGCGCGTGCACTGCGTGCGCTCCGATGGCACGGTGGCGCTGCTCGTTATCGACAAGGCGGAAGAGGTCAACGGCTGGTGCGAGATCGATACGCTTGGCGAGGTGGAAGATGTCGTTGTACTGCCGGCTCAGTCGGGGGTGACGGACGACTACATCTACTACGTCGTCAAGCGCACGATCAATGGCAGCACGGTTCGCTACTTGGAGAAGTGGTCCCAGGCAAGCTCGACGATTGGTGGCTTGGGACTTGGCGGCCCCAGCCTGCTCAACTCGTACAGTGAGTTCGAGTACGTGCAGACCGACGTCGCGGGTTCGTATCCAGTCGACGACATCGGCGGCATCTACTACCCGGACAACGAAGAGATATACGTCTTCGGCAGCAACAGCGACGACGTCTCGATTCACCACGAGGCGACCTTCACGGCGTCCCCCGAGATCGTCGATGGCACCGCGCCGATCGTCGAGCCAAGCACGCTGCACATGGGCGGGTGCCTCTCGAAGGATGGTGGCTACCTCTGGCTCTCGGGCGAGAACTCCCCCACGACGCCCATACGCGTGATGGACACGACCACCCATGCGCTGACGAACATGGGATTCGCCTACACGCTTGCCGCGCAGAACTACGTGATCGCCGCTCGCGAGACGCCGTCTCAGGTGCTGATCGGCGGCGGCTCGACGCTGCGCATGTTCAACCCGAGCATCTCGGGCGGGTCGTTGGGCACGGCTCAGTGGACCATCACC